AAGCCATGTATTATTCTGGCTGCCTGCTGGTTGGGAGTGCTTGTGCTTTTGTCCACGCTCTTGTTCCATGCGTGATGACTAGGACAACCACTAGACTTATGTGGCGTATCCAAGAGAGAATAAATGAATGAATGTCACAGAGCCAGCACAGGCGCACTTGAACGACTTGTTAAAGGATGGCGAGTTATTAGAGATTGGGTTAGTGGGTGGTGGATGCGGTGGTGCGACCGTTGTTTTAAGCAAAGTGGACTTGATGAGTTCAGACGCATTGAGTATTGGCGGGACAGCCAACGTGATATTCGCAGACCAGACGTCTCAGACATATTTGATAGGGGGTAAGTTGACGTTGGATGAAACTGCATTCAACACTGGATTTGTAGTCGAACCACCTCAACATATATCAAGTTGTGGATGTGGGTCATCAATTAAAATAGGATAGGAGATATTTATGTGGGCAAAGTTTCAAGCATTAAGTCCGAAAGCAAAATGGGGCATAACGATAGCAGTGGCAGTTCTATTCGTACTGGCCGCAGTCTATGGCTCACCATCGCCATCTGTGGACTCGCAGTAGGATGTACAACAGTAAAGAAAGCAACGGTCGTAGCAACGGGAGCGGCATTGGGTGCGACTGCGGGGACTGTCTTATCGGGGGGTGTACTTGCTCCCATAGCGGGAGCCATGACGAGTGCCTTTGTGACCGATGTGGTGACGGAGATATCGCACAGTACGACAGGAGGTAATATGGATTGCGCACCAGATAATTTTTGGTCATTGTTGGGTTCACTTATCCAGATGGGTGGATGGGCTTTGATTTTAATTGTTTTAGCACCTATGGTACTAGGATGGATACTGCCCGGCCCACTGGAAAGAAAGAAAAAGAATTAGTCGTAGTCGAATGGCGCGACATAATCGCAACAGCAGGGTGGGAGCAGGAGATATCTTGCCCCACCCTTTTTTCTGTTGGATGGCTAATAAGTCAGGATGATGACACGATCCTGATCGCCAATACGAAAGACCCAGATGATTTCACAGGGGAGGGTGACCCTCCTATCTACTATGGCCTTACTCGCTTTCCTTCTGGCGCTGTCGTTGCTGTTCAGCGAATTTCGCAAGTGGAATCCCCCACTGCTTTTCAAATATAGCACTCCAGAAAGCGCCGCTAGGAGCCTGTTGTAGTTTACGCTTCCAGCAGTACAGTCCAAAGTGCATCCTTCTACTCTCAGCCCACTCCTCTTCCTGTGCTTTAGATGGGTTTATCAAGTAACTCTTGCGTACAGATCGGCTATATTCAGTAACTTATCCTGAGTTAATCCATAGCCTTGGCCGTGTCCCAAGTCGATGATATTCTCTTTCGCTATAAGTTGTTCTTTCGTAGCGTATCCTACAATAGTATATTCGGGGAACACTCCAGTTACTAGCAAATAAATGCTAACCTCGTCATCTCTGGCGTTTAATTTAGCCAGCAGCCTTCCTGCTTTGTACCTCGTAGTTTTCACATCTATCTTATGTCCGTTGTACAGTATGTCCCATCCAGCATCCGGTTTTAACACAAGGCTTGGGTATACGTTTAGCACACGGCTTACTGCAATTTCCCCGCCTATACCATCCTCATCAGTTTGCCATGATGGTTGGTTACCTATCTGCTGATCCTTCCTTCCAACTGCCCTAGCAATCTCGTATCTCATAAGAGCAAGAGACTTACAAACAATTTGCTCTGCACTGTTGAGTACAATGTTCACCGCAGTATTGCTCTCTGGGTAATCGAATGTATGGCATCGTAGTACCCCTCGCCATCCAGACCCTCCAAAGTGATTACGCCTCTCCACCACTGATACTCTGTATCCCTACACCAGTTCTCTGAGTAGTAAGGGTGAGAATAGCACCCCGCACTCAGTCCGAATATCTTTTGTCCATCAGGCTTGGTGGATTCTTGGTGGCTGATAAGGTGGCTATGTCCCTGCACAGCAGAGCAATGTAATTTGTTCATCATTGAGTTACCTATGTTAGTGCCTGAGATAGGGCGGCCCATTGCCCCGGTTGTAAAGTAGTGGCTGAACGAGATACCCTTTATGGTTAAGCACTCCTTGAATGGAGTACACTTCCAGCCAAACTTCTTGTACTGAAGATCATCAATAGATATTGCGCCGTCTAGTTCAGGCGAACTATTGATAGCCCTAGTTATTCTGTCCTCATGGTTGCCTAATGTCATGTAGAGTTTAGGCTTGTACTGCTTGACTTTCTTTTTTAACAACATCCTATTAAGTTCTTTTATGGGAGCGAACAGTTTTTCTTGGGCATCAATTACTGCCGCAACGTCCTTACTGTACCGCCTACCCTCAAACCCCTTTGTCCCCCTGTCGTAGGAAGATAGGGAAGGCAGGTCAGCCATGTCCCCAAGGCACACCACATACTCCGGTTTCTCCTGAGCGATGTACTCCCCCAACCCTGTAAATCTATCATTGTCATAGTCTGGGTTTGCATGAGGGTCACCGATAACCAGTAGGTTCATTATATCTGCTCTCCAAGGTCATTTGAATGGCCTTTAAGGCCGTTTTTTGAGGTTTGCGTCACTGGCCTAACCCTCCATAGGGGGCAGGTGTGCATCTCACAGTTTTCGACCTGTTTAAGCCATGTACCATCCTCAACAGGGTCGTAGATACATTCCTTACAGTGGTCGTTTACCGCCTTTCTTAGGAACTGTCCGCTCATCAATTAATAAGGCTTGGCTTATCCAGAAGGTCTTTCACTGTCTCCCACAGAGCGTGTTGCTCAACTGATTCTGACTCAGAACCTCTCTTTTTCAAGATCGCTTTTATAACAGGCAGTTGTTCTCCTTCATCAAGAAGGTACTCAGACACTGCTACCGCAGCATCCACATGGAAACAAAGCATCTCAGCCAGAATTTTTACGTTTGCCACGATGAAGCCCTCCTTTTAGTCTGCGTTGTAAGGCTATTGCAGCGCGAAAGGCTACAAAGTCCTCTCCTATCTGATCTGACCTACTCACTTGGCATTTGCCAGTTTTCTTATCGAGCCTAAGAATGTAGGTACACTCGACCTCTCGATCATAGATTAATTCAATCGCCTTAGCATAGGCTGCACATTGAATGTGATGTTCCGGGTAAGTCTTACTGGAAGTTTTAAAGTCGATCACACAGAACTCGTCATTAACTTCTGCTACAGCATCCACAGTCCCAGCATACTTCAGTTCAGGATGGTATACCTTCTCCTCTGCGGAGATGAACTTGACGTTGTTGTCTGCGTACCACTTCCTGAAGGCGCTGATAGAATTTTGCGCTTGCTTGTTATCTGGCTCGTCCGGTAAGGAATCGTAGGTCAGTGCATCCTTACCCCTTAGTTTAAACTTAATGCACTCCTCAATGTACTTATGAACAGAAGTTCCTATATCGGCTGCATCGCTTGCAATAGTCCTATGCGACTCCACCATACCCTTAGCAACCTCATCTACCGACAGACCGCTTAGGGAGTACAAAGGCATCTCCGTTGGGGCGGTCACCTCTACAACCTGCTTCTTGAAATACTTGCTTGCCTCAAGAGCAGACCAATATACAAGAGCGGGTTTTGCTATAACCCCAAGTATCTGGGTTGCGGATGGGATAACCTCCTCACTACCGGAGAGCCTGTAGATATGTCCTTCAGGAAAGAAGTCTATACCTTGAGTCTCCCCGTTAGCAAAGAAAACAGTATGAGTAAACGACTCGTCTGTCATGTTAATCCCACTGGCTCCCAGCATCCATCGACTTCTGAGGGGTTTCTGAGCGATCTCCGCCGTTCCTCTTATAAGCGTCAGGGTCAAAGTCTATGTCAACTTTAACATAGTCCTTTCCATTTTGGGAGGTGTTGTTCCAACCTGCTACCTTGACTACAACCCCCTTCGCCATACCGTCACCCGTCCAATCTGGGTGCTTATCAAGAGTTTTGAAACTATTGTGGTACAGTCGAATTTGGTTATCTTTAGGTTTAAAGTCCATCTGTGCTTCGTTCTCCTGTTGTTGTTGCAGTAGTTGATCGTTATGATACCACTGCTCTTCAGTCAACTCGTCTGGATTCATTATAAAATCCTTGATTCCGTTCGAGCATTCGCTTGCATAGTTCGCCACACTTCTATCGTAGCCTCCATCGTTTTAAACTGCATGGCGAGTAAATGTTCTTTCCTTATCGCTTCCTTCTCTCCGTCAACGACAATTAGGTATGACCCCTGTGTCAAAGCGTGGGCTTGTCTATCAGCCACAGACCCTTTAGGGGCAAGAAGAAACAGACGGGCTGCTTCAATCTTTTTAAACTCCTTGAGTTGCTCCTTCTGGGCTTTCGCTTCAGCAAGTTGCTCACAGTTGTCGTGCATGAACTGTAAGGCTTCTAGATGGTCAATCATGTTGCGGATAATACCCCACTTCTGAACGCCTTGTCAAGCGTACTGAAGATAAAGTCTGGCTGGAATTCTATGATGTCCCTGTCCCCGTTGTGAACCTTATCATGGCAGGTATAGCACATGGGCATAGCAAGGAAGTCGTTAGCCTTCATTCCTACGCCTCCTCCCCCGTGGGGAAACCATATGTGTTTTAGATGGTGCGCCACA